TTTATAGCATCTTGTTTTTCTTCTATTAATCCTTGATTAGCTTGTCCTAAAAAATTATTTATAAGACTAAGACCTATAGCTTTTCCAGCTTGTTTTTTATAATCTGATTGTCTTTTAGATAATATAGAACCTGCAACATCTGCAAAATTTGAACTTGTTAAATACTCATTAGCCATTACTCTTCTCCTTTATCCAATAAACTTTTTCTTAAATTTGGTCCTTCTTCTTTTATTTTATCTAATATATTTCTTGGTACAATATTAGAATCTATTTTTTCTACATTAACTTTTTCAGCAGTTTCACTACCTATATTTTGTACAACATTTCTAAACTCTGAAACTTTTTTATCAAATGATTCTTTTGTGTCTTCATTATCTAATTCATCTAAATCATTACCCTCAATATTATATTTAATATTAGCTTCTTCTCCAAGAGCCATAATCATATAAGTAGTTGGTTCAGCTAATAATAATAAATTATCAACAGAAATATCACCTTGTAAAAACTTAGAATATAAAACACCCATAGTTAAATCTATTGCTGCTGCTCCTTTTGATAAAGCTTTTACAATATTTTTAGCTGTGTCAGGTTGTAAAATAGTTGTAGTTATATCATCTAAAACCTCTCTAGGATTAGCAAATGTAGGAGGATTTTCCCAAGGATATTTAGAATCTGGACTATTAACTAAACTTTGTCCGGGAATAGGACTACCTTGATTTGATAAATTTGTTAATTCATTTAGTCCTTCTTGATTAAAAAAAGATTCTCCTCTAATTTTTTCTCTAATTTCTCTATCATTAAAAATTTCATCTTCAGATACTCCATTTTCTATAGCTTGTAAAATAGCTTGAGCAGAAGCATCTCCTACAGATTTAGAAAGAATAGGTTTTAATTCTTTTTCTTTTTTTTCTTCTATTATTTTTTCTTGTTGTTTTTCTTCTATCATATTAACCTACTTGTAAAGTTTCTTGTTGATATAAAGGTGTATTTATATATCCTAAATCTGCAGTTCCATATGTTAAATTACTATATGCATTATTAGCATCTATTCCTAAATTTTGATAAGCAAATTCTATTGGTTGTAATCTTGCATCAGGTTCTACTGATAATCCAGCAGCATCACCTACAGAGTCTTCTCCAAACACTTCTTGTCTTGCATAAGCTTTTATTAAATCTTTTCCAGTTTCTTTTGCAGCTCCACCAAGAAAACTTTTAAATCCTCCACGACTTCCTGATGCAACTCCGGGTAATTTAGTTCCTGTTGTAGGATTGACTGGAGAACTAAACATACCTTGTCCACCAAAAGGACCAGCTCCTGAAAAAATATTTTGTCCTAAATTATAAGCTGGTCTAAAAACTTTTCCTATTCCACCAAGAGCTGAACTTCCTTTTGCAAAAGTTGAAGCAGCATTTGCCCATTTAGCAAAAAATCCTGTTGTTTTTCCTACTGGTATAAATCTACTAATTATTCCACCTACACCGGTAAATAACAAAGCACCTCCAATTACAGCTCTTAATACTTTACTAGATGCAACTTTTTTAACAACTTTTTTAACAGCTCCTACAGTTTTCTTTACAACTTTTTTAATTCCTTTACCTATTTTTTTAATAGCTTTTTTTAATGATTTAAATAATCCCATAATTATATCCTTTTATCCTGTTCCAAATATTGACCTTATCATAGCTGTTACATCGCTAATACTACTACCATACTTGTCTGGTGTTGAAGCAAGAGCAGTATTAACTATTTGTGCTATTCTATTCTTTTCATTTTCACTTGCTCTAAAATCATAGTCAGCTTGGTCTCTCATTTCTTGCCATAAAAATGACATTGCTGAACCTGATAAATTAAAAGCATTTTGTGCATTTTGCATGTTTATTTGATTTTGCATTGCAGTATTAGCAGTATTAACTTGTCTTCTCCATTGAGTATTAGACTGTTCAACTGCTGCTTGATTTTGAGCATTCCATTGATTTCTTGCAAAGTCTTGATTAGAATTAAATTGTTCTATCTGTGCAGCTAATTGTGTATTAAACTTCTCAACATCAGCAACTCTTTGAGCATCTCTAGCTGAAGCAGCGTTTGCTTGAGTAGCATTAAACTGTTCCATTGCATTCATTTGTGTTTTATTATATTGTTCAACTTGTGCATTTAAACTAGCCATAAATTGATTAGTTTGATTTTCACTTGCTGCATTAAACTGAGCAGCAGCATTAGTAGCAGCTTGATTAGATAATAATCTTTGTTGTGTTTGTTGTGCTCTTAATACATTTGATTGTTGTTCAGCATTTAAGTTAGCCATATCCATAGCTAAAAAGTTTTTAGCATTTTGTATTTGTGCTTGTTGATTTAAACTTGCTTCAGCTAAATTAGCTTGAGACATTAAGACTGCATTTTGCATAGCACTTTGTTGGTCTGCACTAGCTTCTGTTAAACTTACAGTTTGTAAAAATTTACTATTAGCTAACTCTGTTTGTTGGTCAGCATTAAATTGAGCCATGTTCATACCAAATACTTTATTAGCTTTATCTAAGTTTACTTGTTGTTGTCTTTGTGCATCAGCTTCAGCAGCTTGTGCCTCTATACTTTTTTGTTGACTTACACTTTGTTGTATAGCTTGTGCATTACTTTGAGCTATAGGTACAGCACTTTGTATAATAGCATTAAATAAATTATCTCTACCTACACTAGAAGCACTAAGACCTCTTCTTGCTAACATAGCTTCTACACTAGCAACAGCAGGTTTAGCCCATGCAGGTATTTCACCATTTTCCATACCATTTAATAAACTATCTATCTGATTAGATACTAAAGCTTCTTCAGGTAATCCAGCTATAATACCTCTTTCAGCTTCACTAAACTCCATAAGTCTAGCTTCTAAAGCTTCAGGGTCATTACCTAATTCAGTAATAGCTTCTTCAGGTAGTCCTGCATTTCTTAATTGTTTTTTAGCTCTAGTAACTCTAGCTAAAGTTGTACCAGCATTTTTAGCTGCGTTTGCCATAGCATCTTGACTTAATTCTCCTACTACTCTTTCTGCTAAAGCACCTTCTGGGTCTTTAACATCAGCACCTTCAGTAGGTGCAACTCTATCTACTCCAGCAGCTTCTGCTAATTTAATATCTTCTTTACTTCCTTGTGCAGTATCTACTTGAGCTTGAGTATCTACAATATCTAATTCATCTTCTGTTATTTGTGCAGCAGGTACATCAGTTGGCATGTCTGCAGTTTGTGCAGTACCTGTTGTTACTTGTTCTGGTGCTTGTCCTTCAGCTTGTTGTTGTCCTACAGTTGTAGGGTCTGCCATAGTTGTAGTTTGTTGGTCTCTTCCGGTAACAAGTTGTGTACCATCTTTTATAGAAATAGGTTTTATTACAGCAGCTTCAGGAACTTCTCCTCTTGCAGCAGCTTCAGTCATTTCTCTAGATGACATAGATGTTTCTTCAAAAGATGGTCCTTTTTCTCCGGGAGGAGTTACTACTTGGTCTTCTTTAGGAGGGTTTATAGGAGGAACTTGTATAGGAGGGTCTTCTCTAGGAGGTCTCATGTCACCACCCGGTCCACCTATAGATATATAATCATCTCTTGGGTCAAAATATCCCTCTCTTTTATTTAAACCACCAACTTGATAGCTTACTCTACCACCCTTAGACATATCTACACGCCCACCAGTAGTATACTTTTGTTGATATTTTTTATTTCTTTTCTTTTGTTGTTTTTTTCTTGCCATAGTTATAAACCTATTTTACTTTACTTCAAAGAGTTTGTCAACCTTTTCGTGTAATTTTTCTAATCTATCCATGAGAACTCCCATGTCATCTTTTACTTCTTTTTTAGTTACATAGTCTTTTGCAATCTCTTCACGAGTTTTATTTAAGAGTATGTCAATTCTTTTAGCCTCTGAAGTATTACTTTTAATACTATAGAGTATGGGGGCTAACACCAATGTTATAAAGATGTTCCAAAATAAATAAGGTGTTAGTTCCATATTTTAACTAGGTACGTTAAATGCTTGGTCTGGTGTACTTTGTACAGGTGGGTTAGTTATAACGCTATCTACTTGACTAGCAAATACTGTGTCCCATTGTGATACAGGACATATTGCTACTAAGTCAGCATTACTCCAACTACCTTTAGCTTTTAATGTAAAGTTAGCATTACCTACTTCATTAAGTTGTGGAACTGTGACATTAAAAGTAGAAGTATAGTAAGTGCTATCGCCCTC